CTACCCAATGAATTGTGCCGCCCATGTCTAAGACTTTCTGTTGATGCCATGTTGGCTCTTTGCGCTTAGCCATGAAGAAGGTTGCTTTCTTTCCATATTTATTACAAACATGTGTTAGAGAGATTGGTCCCCATCCTACTTTGTTTGCGCCACCGAACACCCATTCGTCACCTTCAGTTGCAATAAGATAATCAATAAATCTTGCTTTGCTACCATAGCCTAACTTATCATCGCGCACGACATGGAAGCCATTATACTCTTCAATGATAGGTGGCGGGTTTGGGTCTTCCCATCCCTTTATTGTATCAAGTAATTCATCAGTTGACAAGTTTATCATGTAATTTTTTCTCGGTAATAATATCTACGACAAGATGAATGCGCTCTTCGTCTCCACCATTGACAGCCATGTGAGGTTTACGGGTATCTAAGAACCAGCATTCACCAGTTTTCATATGCACCTTTTGTGGTGCGCCTTTTGTATCCCATACAGTAAATATCATATTAGGATTTGTTTTGATAGGAAAGTGAAGCCGCGCAAGTTTTTCTAACGATCCGCCGGAATCAGGATCAACCTGATCGGTGTGTCTTGAAAGTTCACCACCAGCAGGTTTCAATCGCATAAATCGTACTCGGTGAACAGTCTCTCCATACGGGCGAATTAATTCGCGTACTTCAGGAAACAAATCAAACAAAGGTGTATCTTGCAGATAAAATTCTTTGTCTTTGTTTTCTTCTTTCCAAGCATCATTCATTTCAATTGGTTTTGTAATGAACGATGGGTCTGCCGTATAGCCGCGCAACGACAATGCGCCCCATGACTTGCCTTTGTTGTAGTTGCTATAGTGATTCGTAAAACTAGGCAACTCGGTAAGTTTGTTATGAATTGATTCAATCAATGCGCTATCAATGTTCTCAACTTTTTTAATTGATAGATATTCTGCTGGATCAACTTTAGGAAACGCTCTTTGCTTACCGCGATAGTAGATGGCGTACACTTCACCATATGTTGTAATCTTAGGACCAACATAGCAGAAACCAGATTCTTCTGCTAACTTGCAATGATCTTTATTCTCAGCCCACACGATTAGCCAAACATCTTTTAAAGGTAGTCCAAAAGCATTTGTTACAGGTTCAAGACATTTTTTAAGTGTACTCAAATTTCCTGATAACTTGCTAACTGTCATGTCGCCTTTTTGTTTCTTTGCGATAACAGTATCACCATGCATGGTAATGTTTGATGCAGACTTTGATTCAGCCACTTCAATCATTGCATCGTCAAGAATCTCTAATGTTCCTTTGTGCAATGATTCAGCAATGTTATTCTTTTTAAATTTTGCAAAAGGAGAAAGCGTGTACTGATTGTAATCATCGTACTTCTTTTCTAACTCCTTGAGGTAGTCTAGTTCGTATCCGTGTTGCCAATCTTTCATTTTTTAACCTTACTAACTCTACGCTGAAGAATCATTCTTTTGCGCTTTGATCTTTCTACTTCAAAAGATGAAGCAACTTGTGTAAACACTTTGCCTTCAAGGTGATCATACTCATGCAATGCAATTCTTGCACTCATACCAATAAAGGTAGAAGTGTCTGTAACATTTTCCCATGTCTGATAGCGTATGCGAATTGAATCTGGTCGCTTCACACTCAAGAACAATAGCGGAAAACTCAAGCATCCTTCTTTCATTGATAGAATGTTTGAAGACTGAAACACAATGCGTGGATTGAACAATACAATTGGGTCTTTATCATTACGCATCGCAAAGACGCGATATGGATGTCCAACTTGCACAGCAGACAATCCAAGTCCATCATGTCGAGCCATTGTATTATATAGGCTCTCTGCAAACTCTTTTGGATCAAAGGGTGGGTTAGCAAAGTCAAATTCTACAGACGGCTCCAATAACGCTGGAGAACTTTCTGGTATTAGTTTCATATCAATCATTTTACAATCCTCGAAAAATTATTTACCTTTTCAAATCGAATCACGTTTCTAAACTTGTCTTGTAGTATATCACCTTTATGACTAATCACAAAGAGATTTGTGTTCTCAAGCATGGCAAGAATCTTCATCAAGTCTTCTGTACCATTTGTGTCAAGTGACGAATCAAAAATTTCATCCAATATCAGAATGTTTGTATTGGTAGAGTTTTTCAACTTAGCAACCGCGCGCCATGTCAACATCAATGCCATATCAATACGTTGCTTCTCACCCTCAGAGAATGATGCATAACTAAAGTCATCGCGGTGGCGAGACTTGATAGTTTCTTTGAACGATTCATCCAAATTAAAGTTTACAAAGAAATCCAATGTAGTCAAATACTTGTTGACAAGTTTGTTGATAACCGGTAGATATTGTTTAACAATTTTTGTTTTGATACCAGTATCTTTCAACATCAACGCGGCAGTACTGTAATAGTTCAACTCATCGATAAAGGTGTTTATATGAATCTTTATCTCACTTAACTGCTCTTTTATAGCACTTAATTCGTTTTCATCTTTTTCAGATACCGATGATGCGTTACGAATATCTTCAATCTGTTTGTTCAACTTGGTGATCTGTTTGTTCATCTCAGTAATGGATGAGTTGTCGGATGCAACCTTTACTTGAAGTGTATTGATCTTTTTCTGTGTCTCTGTAATCTTGTCTAACTTGTTTTGTTCTGAAGTAAGTTTTGACAAGAGTTGTTCGAGGGCGGTGTTACACTCTTCTGCTTTGGTAGTAAGAACGCTAAGTTGCGCTTCTTTAAACTCCACGGCAATGGCTTGCCTACAGGTTGGACAATCGTCATTGTGCCCGAAGAAATGTATATCCTTTCGAAATTTGGATACATTGCTTTCAATTTGCGATTCAAGTTTTGTAAGTTTCTTGACCTTACTTTCAATTTCAATCTTATTTTCCACAATGGCATTGAGGGTTTCAATGCTCTCGGTGGTGGTAGATATTTCTGCATGAAGGGCTTGTATAGCACTCTGATTACTTTGTATCTCTTCAACATATTCTGAAATCCTATCTTCGTTGTTGCGTTTTAATTCATCAACATATTCTTTCTTGAGATTATACTTTTGTTCAAGTAGACCAATCTCATGTTTCTTTTCTGAGATATTCTCTTTAGCAATCTGCACTTTATCTTTCACGATGCTATTCATGCGCGAGAAGATTTGAATGTCAAGTAAGTCTTCAATGATCGATCTACGATCTGATGCAGACAATTGCATGAACGGCGTGAATGATGCACTACCAAGAATCACAATCTGTGTGAATGACTTGTAGTTTAATTTAAGAATAAACTTCTCAAGGTACTCTTGATAGTCTTTGATTGCGGCATCTTGCGATAGCAGATTACCATTGCAATAAATTTCAAACAGGTTGGGCTTGATGCCACGCACCACTTTGTATGACTTGCTACCAATATCAAACTCTACTTCAACTACAGTATCTTTTGTGTTAATTGAATTAACAAGTTGTAATTTGTTAATGTTGCGAAAAGGCTTACCGAAAAGGCAAAAGCATAGCGCATCAAGCATCGTTGATTTACCTGATCCATTTGTACCAACAATCAATGTTGTTGATTCATTGTTTAGATTCAGTTCGGTAAAAAGATTGCCTGTGCTAAGTAAGTTTTTCCAACGAAGTTTACGAAATAAAATCATTCAATAGTTTCCGATGACAATGCTTCAAGATAAAGTTCACGCATGACTGTTTTTAGTTTCTGCGGTTCAACTTGAATTGTTTGCTGATCAATATAGTTAGATAGAATTGTCAAAGTGTCTTGTGCTTGGTCAACTACGTCTTCTTCATTGTTCACCATTTCATTTACATCTTCAACAATAGTAACATCAATAGGATTCATTTTGTAAATATCATCCATAAATGTATCAAACTTTTGAGGGTTTGTTTTCTGTGCGACTACTATCTTTATGTATTTGTTTTTTAGATTAGAAAAGTCTTCGTTCAATTCTTTCGTATCGTCATACGTTAACTTGTAGAACATACGATTTGGATTTGTTACAAACTTAAATATTTTACTTTGGGTGTCAAACACACCAAAGCCTTTTTGGTCTTTGTAGTCTGACCAAAACAATTCGTATGGTGTACCAAGATATGCAATCTTACCATCTACTGATGCTGAACGCGAATGATAGTGCCCGCTATAAACTTGATCATAGTCTTTCAGAAATCCATCTTCATAGCCTTCATGACTAACTTGTCCACGTTGCATATAGTAA